AAATCCAAAAAATCCTTTTAATGGTGATGGTAAGCTACTAAATGCATGTCCAATTTTATTTGCAACATTTAAAATTATTGTTCCCATTTCAAGAAATTTTTGTCCAATTGGATATAATGTTGCTTTAAATCCTTCTAACGATCTTTGCCATTTAGCTGTTGTAGATTCTGTTGCTTGTTTCATTTCTTGATTTGCAAGTACTGCTAATTGATTTGATGTTGCTCCTGCAATTTTAAGAGCATTTACTGTTTGACTTCCCGCTTTACCAAAGTTTTCAATAAGTGCTGATACACGAGCAAATTGAAATTTACCAAATAATTTTTCAATAAGTTGTTCTCTAACAAGTGGAGATAATTTTGAAAGTCCTGCTTGTAATTGTTCTATCATTTGTACTGGTCCACCAGCATTTTTTATAGAATCTAAATTAATTCCAAATTTAGCAAATTCTCTAGTAGCTGCTGAAGTTGGAGCAATTATAGATGCCATTGCAGATTTTATTGCGTTAGCAGCTTGTGCAGCAGGAATACCTGATTCACGCATTGCAACAAGCATAACTGCAGTATCTTTATATGTTCCTCCGAGTTGTTGCATAATTGGACCAACACGTGGAATAGCTTGTGTCATATCATTTAAAGTCATTGTTGTTTGCTTCTGTATATCTGATAAAAAGTTAACTGCAGTTGCTAAATCATTTGTACTTACCTTATAAACATTTTGTAAAGCAACAACAGTATTTGTTGCATCTGCTGTACTTACTGCTCCTAATTTTGATAGACGCATTGTTTGTGCCGTTGTATCAATAAGATTTTGTCCTTCCCGACCCATAGCTGCAAAATTTGCTGCTGCTTTAACTGTTTCGGTTTGAGCTATTCCCATTGTTTGTGCTATGGTCGTTCCAAGTTTTAAGACTTGACTTGAAATTTGATTAATTTGTGTTTGAGATGGTGGTGTTAAACCTTCTCCATAAAGTCTTTGTAATCTTGTTAATTCAATATTTGTTTCTTTAAAAGATTTAACTGCTGCTGCACCAAACAAAACCATAGGCATTGTTAAACCAACAGTAAGCTGTCGTCCTGCCCATTGCGTATTTTTACCAAAATTAATAAGTGCCATTGATCCACCATCAATAGCCTTTTGCATTACCATAGCTTTCATTGCTACAAGTTCTTCAGCCTGTGCAACTTTATTAAATGCAGTTGGTGTATAAACATCTAAAAATCCATTTTTGTTTCTAACAACAACAGAATTTTGTAATCTTATTTGTGATTCAGCAAGAGCATTCATTGATGCTGTTGCTTGACCTGCTTTTCCAGTTATTATATTAAAATACTCTGAAAGTTTTAATTTACCTGAAGTAAGCGCTCTTCCAAATTTTTCTGTTTCAGAAGCCATTTTAACAGTTTGCATTGTAAACTGTCCAGTTGATAGCATTGTTGATTTAAATGCTGCTTGTGCGTTAGCTAAATCTTTAGTTAGTGTTGATCCTAATCCAACACCAGCGACGCCTTTATTAAGTGAATCAACTTGTACTTGAAGAGCTTTTATTTGTGCATTGACTGCGGAAAAATCACCAAGGGCAACTATATTTAATTCTATTTTTGCCATTAATTATCTACTCCATTATTCTTGTGACATAAAGCCGAGTCCTTCGCCAACACCGAAACCTTCTTTGGATGCTATACTTGAACTCTTAAGTACCGCAACATCTTCTGGCTCTTTTTCTTCAAGATCAACGCCATTAATTGCTGCATGAAACTTCATACTTCTTTCTTCTTTTTCTCTTAAAGCTTTTACTAAAGCATTAAGTTCATTGATAGAAAGACTTTCTTCCAGCTCATCAAAATTCTTCCAATGACCTGCAAGAAAAACTTCAGACTCCAAGGAGCTTAGGTCTAGTTCGTCCCAACTAGAGCCGCTCCCAGAAGGTTTGGGTCAGTCAACTTTAAACCACCAGCAACTTCAAGAATTTTCATCATAGTAGGAACTTCTATTACATCTTCAAATTTATCTTTATCTGAAAGGTCTGGTCTTCCAAGTCCTTGCAAGCAAATTATTGCTGCATCTACAAAAAGATCCATGGCATCTAATTCACTTTTACCTTCATCAACTGACATGGAATTTACAATATCCATAAATTTTCTTAATTGCTTTATAGGCAATGGCTTTAGTGTAAGTGTTGATCCATCACTTAATTCAATTTCTACTACATCATATACGGTTGTTGCCAATTTATTGCTCCTTTGTTATTAATTAAATTATACCAAGAATATTAGTATAAACAAACTCAGAACCCCCGCCTTTCGGCAGGGGTCTGAAATATATATTAAGTTTTTTTTAGAATGTTCCGTATACGCGGTCAATAACGACACCGTATTCTGAACCTGCATAAGATCCATCTGAATCAGGCAAACAACGGAAGTTCACTGGGAACACAGTTGCTGAATCACGCTTCAAAGAATGCATTGTTGTATCAATTGAAACAACACGACGTGCAACATATACACGCTCTTTATTGCGAGCAACAGTAGTATTTGCACCTGTTCCAACTGAAACTACTGGTGTTGAACCTGTAGCTGCTGGATCATTAAATGCTGCTGATGTACCAATTTGTGCTGGAGCTTGTCCAACTGCAATTAATACACGCTCTACTGGAGCATCACCTAAAGCACCTGCTGCAATATTTAATGTTGCTGCTGGAGTATCTGGTGTGCTGTTAACAGCAGAATCATTATTAAGCAATGTTGGAACGTTAACAACTGAGTTATTAGCATTAGCAACATATACGCTATCCATTTGACCCCATGAAAACTGCATGTTTTCAAGAGTTGCTTCTGTTAGTTCTGTTTTTAGCATTACCTTAAGAGTTTGCTTAAAAATACGAGCTGCATCAAGAAGTTGATCAACCATTACTTCACCATATGATGGTTCGTATGAAATTTCAATACCAGTAGTTGTGTAACCAACTTCACGGTATCCTATTCCAGCACCTGTGTTTGAATTAAGAAGTGCTGTGCGAGCAGATGTATTTGCTGGCATTAAAGCTGAAAGAGCTGCTTGGTTTGTTGATGGACGACCTGAATTATTAGAGCTGTTTCCAACGCTAGTAAAGAGTGCTGCGGCACCAACGATTACGTTTTTAGTATTTGTAGCCATTTATTTATTTCACCACCTTATTTATTTTATTAAAACAAAAGAAGATGACAACTTGCTTCCTCATGTAAAATCATATCATTAAAACCTAATAAGTCAAATTTAGATATACTTACCAGTATTTGATATTCCTTCATCTACTTGACGGGTATATGTATAAACAAATGCGAAGTCCCCGCTCATAAATCCACCTTCATCTATAAAAGGTTGAACGGGATTTGCTGATTCTAGCCTAAAATAAAGAAATTTAAATGGACTTGCTGAAGAACTAGCTGCAGAATTTACATCAATTGCTGAAAGCTCATATCTTCTAACTAGGTCTGTAAGAAAATTAATTATTGTAAGAATTTGAGAATTACTTCTTGAAATTATTTGCATAACCATGGTTTCTTCTGAAATCCACCATTGACTGCCATAATTTTTTTGGACTATATCGTATGTCATATATGTTTTACCTGGTAATAAATTATTAAATTCTGGAACTTGTTGAGATGGAATAATTGGAATTAATGGTGTTGTAAAGCCTTCTGCAATATAGTCATTGCTATTTAAAATTCCCGCACTTTGAAGAGATGCCCACATAGCATTTCTTACATCAAATACCGCAACTCTTGAATAATCTGTTGTCATTTTATAATTACTCCCAAATCAATTTGATTTACAATTTTTGTAACTGCTGCACGTACTGTAGAAATATTAGGTTTATTAGAACTTAATGCTAAAGCTACGTTATTAGATAATTTTTCATAAAATCCAGAAGATTCCATTATAACATTACCCTTTTTAGTATACCATTCAACTAAATATTTTGTAAATGAATTTGTTGTATTTATGCCACCTGGATGTAAAATGTTAACTTGTGTTCCTGGTGATATAAAAGCTATTCCATCATTTCCCATAAAAGCTAATACTCTTTTTGCAGAAAAAGAAACAGGAGTTCCTCTTTCCATAATTTCTGCTTTATTTCTAAATATATTTTTTCTAGATACAATTTTTCCAGTTCTGCCAGGTTGTAACAACTCAGGGTTAATTGGAACTGGTATCCTAGATGGCAAAAAATTTGCAGAAATTATAAGATTTCCATAAATAATTTGACTTCTTTCTAAAACAAAAAGTCTTGATGTAGGTCTACCAATACCGCCCCATTCATAAACATGATGCATTTTTTTAGGATTTAATCTTGCATAATTATCGGCAGCCAACATAAATCTTTCTCCAGTAATTGAAAATACTGCTTTAGATATTTCAGATAATACTGTTGGCTTTGTAAGTTCTTCTAGCCCAACAACTAAACCGCTAAGTTCATTAACTAATTGTTTTGTGTCAATTTCAAGCTTGAGAGTCATCTTGTAACTCGGTTCTTAAAAGAGATGTTTCGTAATAAGCAATTTTTCCAAATGGGTCCATAACAGCATGGGAGCCTGTAACTTCAAACTTAGTATCTGGATTATTTATTTTATCAATTTCAATAAAAATTGGAGCATTATTGCTTGTACGAATATTTTCAATGCGTGAACGCTTACTTAATAATTCAAAACAATACATTTTTAGTTGTATTTTTTCATTATAATTTAAATCAGATGTATTCCCAAAACTTTTATTATCGGTTCTAGTTGAGGCGCCTTTTATTTTAACAGGAGAAATTTTACATTGTATAGTTTTTGAATATACCCAGGAACGCTTTATAGCCCCCGTATCTGGATCTTGTGTATTTTGTTGTGTATATATATCAGCAGACATATTCAAAACTGACCCTACAAATGAATTTGAATAATTTTTATTAAACATTAAATGATAACAATATTTGTTTTACGATATTGATCAAGAATATTATCAACTGTAATATTTCCTGTACCATTAAAAGCACCTTTAGCCATTTCAAATGAAATTTCGCTTAGGTTAACTTTTGACAAATATTTATTCCTCCAATTGTAATCATTTGAAAGAACATCATTGATTAAAAGCATAGTCGCCAATTTAATATCTTCTGGAACATATTTATAACCAATTTGCCCTACAAATTTATAAAGATAATTATCCCTAAAACGTCCCGCTTCATAAATAGTAGGATCCATTTCATTATTCCAGCCAGTAGGAAAGGCGGGGTACCAAATTCTTAATTGATATCCGCTAGGACTGATTTCCGTATTGTAACCAAATGTATCGTATACAGGGTTTTGCGTTCCATCATATACAAGAATTTGATTTTCATACATTTTATCAACTGTTAACATTTTTTCTGTTAATTGAATTGTATTAGCGCCAATTGCATGAACTTCTTGACTTCCATAGTATGTATAAAATTTTATACCTGTATAGCCCTCTACGATGGTTCTGGCGACTTTTTCTGCATTGATTATACTGTTTGGGTCAACATAATTTAAACTTGCTGGATCTGACCCAAATTGAAGAAAATCAACAACTTCTGAAATTGTAGCATATGGAGTTTCAACTTGATAATAATCTGTTTGAGTTGTTGTAACCCCGCCAATGATATAAGACCATCTTA